CGCCTAATTGGGTGGCCACCTCTGCCGTGTTACCTGTCACACCTGTACAGGTGGCAAAGATCGCCATTAACTCATCAATGGTAATTCCCAACTGCGCTGCACTACCCGCTACGCTTGGCAATGCCTCGGAAAGCTGCTCAAAGGACGTAACGCCATTCTTGGCCGTTAATTGTATTTTGTCCTGAATATCCCCGGCGGCTTCCCATGCCAGGCCATAGTTCTTGATGATGGTAGAGGTTACGGTTACGGTCTTTCCCAATTCGGCTATACCTCCGACGGATGATCTGGCACTTTTCTGTAAAAAGGAAATCCAATTATCTTCCGGCACACCGTTTGAGACAACCATATAGAGGCCGTTGGCCAACTCATCACGGGCAATGGGTATTTCCTTCGATAAATCGGCTACCTGGTCTTTCAGCCTGCCAAATCCTGCCGCGTCTTTGCCTGCCATTGTGTTTGCCTGTTTCATGGCCTTGGCAAAGTTCATGCTATCACCCGTTATATTCTGCAAAACGCTGTTGAGTTGGCCAACGGCGTTGCTAACTGAACTGAGGCCCTGCACACTCTGGCTCCACTGAAAAAATGCACGATCAGCGGCTGTAACCTTATCATGCACAACACCTAATTTGTCTGCAAGTTGCTGAACATTAGTAGATGCCTGCACGACAACATCTTTGCCGTCCACATTCAGTTTGATGTTAAATTTTACATCTTTAGCCATTATATGTTTATGCCTTTATTCGTTTCAATAGTGCTTCTAACCTGGCTTTATCTTCTGCCTTTGTTACGGGCTTCTGATTCGCCTTAACTCTCTTTTCCCACGGGAAAGGCAAAAGTTTCTGAGGTGTCAGTTTGCCTTTGACGTGCGGCTGAACTACGATAGTGGCTAATAGCCTCATGCGTTCCCATTCAGCCTTATCGTCGGCTTCGTGCTGCTCTTGGAATACCTTACAGACTGCGCGAAACTCTTTCAATTCCAGACGGCAAAAATCATCGTATCTCAGCCCTACCACTCCAATAGCAAATGCCAGGGCCTCAGTAACGCTTACTGACTTTTTTTTTCACCGCCTGCTGCACCGCTACCGTCTGCACCTTTGCCCTGGTCGGCAATCTGATCACCCATCACCTCACTATTCCAGGATAATGCAACCTCTGGCGTAACGCTGTCTGCAAACTCCATCAGGGATAGGTTAAAATCCTTGCCGTCATGCTTGGATGCCGATACAATGCAGCACCACATCAAAGTGCAAATGTCTGTCAGTCCTACGGGCTTTCCTTCCACAAACACCTCTGATATGTCCTTTCCTGTTTCCTTCTCAAAACGAAGCAGTGCCCCCATAGTTGGCCTACAGGGGTATGCCTCGTTATTGATGATCACTTTTACATCTTTCATTCTCTCGGGATTAAAAGATTACTCGCCACCTGATTCCTTGCCGGGATAGGTAGAAGGCTCGCCATCGCTCTCCAAGCTGATAGAGTAGGTTGCATCATCCTGGGCGGGGCTTGTTTCCTCCAAAGAGGCGATCACGAAGTTACCCACCACGTAAGGGGATGCATCACCCTCACGCTGGAACGCCTTAACCTCAACGGCCTGGCCCTTGCCCCACTTGGCGGCAATTTCATCATAGCCGTTTTCAGTCTCACCGTAGAAGCGCAAACCCTCAGCACTGATTGAGATACTAAGTCCCGTAACACCCTTGCCCTTCCACAAGCCACTTGAATAGCCTGCGGATGCAGCGGGCTTTACGGCACGATCCTTGGTCTCGCTGTTGAAAGTAAGCGTGTGACTTGTGCAATGGCCAACGGCCTTGCCGCCTACGCTTAACAAAAGATCGCTACCATTAATGTAGCCAGTCTGTGGTAATGCCATAATTCTTACTTTTTATTGGTTACTAAATCTGTACTTTGAAAGTCAATCCCTGGACGTAGGCATCATCCTGCCAAAATTCCTCCGCATCTGCCATCGTGCAACTTCGCATAGCCAGGTCGTCTTTCTCTCCCTGTTGGTAGTCCAGAGCTGCCCGGACTGCCTCGGCTAACTCAATGCTCTTTTCGTATGTCTTTGCAAAGCAATCCACCTCAATGAGTACACTATCAGCACCGGGATTCTGACCCTTCACTGCATTGTGCTCAAAGCGTGTGCGCCTGTACGCCACATAGGGCAATTCGGCCTTGTCCGTAACTACGGGGAAAACCTTTCTTGCTATGCTCATCACGGCGGCATCCTTTGTAAGAATGTCACGGATTATAATACCTGCGCTTAAAGATGTTTTTGCCATGTCCTAAATCAGTTAATAAAACCACATTTCTTTGCCACCTTCTCAACGGCTACATTCAGATCGTTGGCCAGATCGTTTTCTACAACTCTGTACATTTCCGGCATTGCCTTATCCAGGAAACCGTAACGTCTCAGTCGGCCCGTTGATAATCCTGTAGTCTTTACATAGTGCCTGGCCCCGGATTTCTTCAAACCTACCTTTTCTTTGCGGGCTTCGGGTGTATAGCCTTTCCTCTTGTATCTCTGAGTTCTCGGCTGTGTACCATCCTCTGCCCACATCAAAACAGGCTTGTACCATCCCCGGCGGTTCTTGTGCATACTCAATCCTGGGTGCCCTTGGCTCATCTGTTTAAGACTTGCCCGGTGTGCCTTGACCGTAACCAGGAAACCGCCACCACGGCTGTAGATGTGGCCTCTAATACCTTTCTCCCAATCTGAGCGATCACCCCTTACGGTCATTCCCGTCTGCCTCAGATAGCGTTGGGCAATGCCCACCACCGTCTTTGTCTCTGATCGGTACGATCTTTTCAGGGCGTTACGCATTTGCTTGGGGCTTAATTCCCTCACTAACTGCGTCCAATCGCCTGTGTATTGGGTTGTATTCATGTGGCCTATTCGTTCACTCTCTCGCAAATCAGGGTTTTATACCCTCTATCAATATTGGGCAGAACGGCTACGACGTTGTAGAGATAACCGCCCAACTGCTCCACTCGCCAATTCTCGGCTACGGGGTGCGCGTCCCTGACGTTAAACTCTACGTGATAGTCCGGGAAATGCTCACCCACCTCTTCACTGCGTTTGCCCGTATTCTTCACGCGCTCGGCGTGTACGATTCGCAATTCCGTATAGGTTGTTTCCTCCTCACCGAAATCATTCTGGGCTGTTGACGGCTCCAGAAGTTTCAGTTTGTATTTCATTCGTCCCGCTATCATCTGCTACCAATTTTCTAAAGGGCTTGATTAGGGCCTGTAGCGAATCTGGAACTTGGTACATCTGGCCGATGCTGTCAGGTTCACGTTGGTTGTACCAATGAGCACCGATCATCATAATGGCGTGTTTCAGTTCAATGGGAAAACTCCCACCTCCCATCTGCGCCAATTCTGCCTGGGTTCGGTGCGTCGAACGGATAACGTGTGCCTCTGCCGTATCTAAAAGATGCTGCAAATACACATCGTCGGACGTGAAATCATCAGCGTTGACGTGCTTTTTGAAAAGTTCCAAACTCACTACTGCCATAATCTCAACCTAAAACACTATGACTTACGAAAATCCACTCACTCAATTACTCTGCGGCCTCAACGGTCACGGTGCAAGTATCGGTGTAGGACTTACCGTCCACGGTGATGCTTGCGGTGATCACCGAAGAGCCTACGGCCTTACCCTCAACCAGACCTGCGGCTGTAACGGTGGCCTTGGCAGTTGTGCCAGAGGTATAGGTTACTGCGGCGGTCTTAGGCAGAACGGCGGCTGCAAGTTGCAGGGTCTCACCTACCTTGATCGTCTTGGCGTGAACATTCAGGTTGATACCTACCTCACCGTCGGGGGCCTTGATCAGCTTATAGCAAGCAAATGCCTGCTCACGGAGGGTTGTGAGACTCCAACGGGTGCGAAGGGTCAGTTTCATCATGCCCTTGTCGGCCAGAGTAAACGGATCGACGGTCATGTGAATCTTGCCGTGCTGATTGGCGGCGAAGTATGACCATACACCCAGGCCGATGAACATATCATCAAGCATACCTGTTGCGGTGGCGTTCTCACGGATATAGTGGCTTACGAAGTACGGATCACCGTCCAACTTGCCATTCTCAATGATAAAGCCACCCTGGCCCTTGGCCTTTGGCGTAGCCTTCAAAAGTGCCTCTGCCTTGGCATCGAGCACCCAACAGAAACCGCTCATGTTGACACCTGCATTGATCAACTCTGCCTTTGCCTCTAACAGGCTCAGGTAGTTACCAACCAGGACGGCGGTCTTAGTCTTTCCGCTGTACGGGCCTTTGATACCTGAGAAGGTAGCCTGCGAGAAAGTCTTGTGGTTCAAGAAATCCTGCATTGCCAGGCGGAAACTCTCCTGCACGAAGGTGAGCACGTCAAAGGTGGCATCCTCAATAGAGGCAAACGATACCTTGACAGTTGCGCCAACCTCGGCGGGGGTGGCCTTCACGTTGTCGAAATTGATGTCCTGATCCTGGAGTTGGACGGTCTCACCAACCTCTACAACCTTCACGTTATCGGTGGCATACGGCCAAACCAGGTTGCCCGTTACACCCGTCTGCACCTTCATGCCGACCTTATCCCAGATCAGGCCCTCAGACAAACGGGGCATCAGGTCGAACACCATAGTTTCCATTGCCTCGGCACTGGCTACGTTGTTCTTGTCACCGTCGTTAATGACACCCAGGGTAATTTCACGCTCCTGACGCTTACCCGTGCGAATGTCCTGGAGCAATTCGCGGAACTGAGCGTTACGGCTCATAGTAACCTCACGGCCCTGCTTCTCTGCTGCCTCGTTGGCCAATGCTGCGGCGATACGCATATTGGTTGCCTCCAACTCGGTTTTGAGTTCGCGGGCTTCGGTATTGATGGCCTCGCGCTGCTGCTCGGTCAACTGCTCCTTACTTTCGAGTTTCTCAGCCAACTCGTTCAGGCGGTTGCCAATCTCGCGCTTACGCTCGTTGGCCTTCTTGTAATCAAACTTTGGCTTGCTCATAATTTTTTTTAGTTTGATGGGTTAATACTTTTATTCCAAATCTCTTGCGATAGTGCGCAACTCTTCGGCCTGCTTGTGGCGGG